TAGTCGATGTCTGTTGGTCTTGTCCAACGCGACGGCCAGTGGGTGCCCTACGAGGAACACCCCGAGTCGTTTGGTGAACGCCCTGACTTGGATCCGTTCATGGATGACACACCGTTGGAGTGCGGTGTCGAGTCGCCTGAGGTGTGTGAGTCGTGTCAGTGAGGGAGTGGGTGTTGTGCGGGGTGGTGACGGCGATGTTCGCGTTTATTGCGTTTACGGTTTGGGGTTTGGGTCGGACGTTACAATCGTTGTTCGATTAGATGAGCCGTCTGGTTGAGTTGCGTCAGGAGGCGGAGTGGCGTCGCTGTGTGGGCGATGAGAAATATTTTCTCCGCAAGTATTGGCATATTGCTCATCCTGCTCATGGCAGGATTTTGTTTGATCTGCGGGACGCGCAGTCTGAGGCGTTGGATCAGTGGGGTGAGAATCGTTACAGCTTGACGTTGAAGGCCCGTCAGATTGGTTGGACGACGTTGGTGGCGGCGCACCAGTTTTGGTTGGCGTTCTTTCACCCAGATCAGAACATTATTGATTTGTCGCGCACGGAGCGCGAGTCGGTGTTGTTGTTGAAGAAATCGAAGTACGGGTTTGGGCATTTGCCGAGGTGGATGTTGGAGCGTGGCCCCAGGTCGGTGGTTGAGCATCAGCAGCGGATGGCGTTTGATAATGGTTCGCAGATTGCGTCGATGCCGTCGGCGTCGGATCCTGCGCGTGGTGAGTCTGCGACGTTGATTGTGGTGGATGAGTGGGCGTTTTTGCCTAATCCTGAGGAGGCTTGGGCGTCCATTGAGCCTGTCGCTGATGTGGGTGGGCGGATTATCGGGTTGTCTACGGCGAATGGGTCGGGGAACTTTTTTCACCATTTGTGGACGGGGGCTTCGGCGGGGAACAACAGGTTTGTGACGATGTTTTTTCCGTGGTCGGCTTCTGAGGATCGTGACGAGTCGTGGTATGAGGCGAAGAAGCAGTCGATGTTGTCGTGGCAGTTGCATCAGGAGTATCCGTCGTCGCCTGAGCAGGCGTTTATCAGGTCGGGTAACCCTGTTTTCGATTTGGACATGCTGGGCGAGTTGGAGTCGGGGTGTTATGTGGGGCGGTCTGGTTGGTTGGCTGCTACGAGTGGTCGTAGTGTGGAGTGGAGGGCGGCGTGAGTTTGACGGTGTGGTCGAATCCTGAGGCCATGTCGGGGTATGTGATTGGGGTGGATACGGCGGAGGGTTTGGGGCATGGCGATTATTCGTGCGCCCAGGTGTTGTGTGTGAACACGGGTGAGCAGGTCGCGGTGTGGCATGGGCATATTGCGCCTGATGAGCTGGCCCATGAGGTTTTCAGGTTGGCGTTGTGGTATCGGGATGCGTTGACGTGTGTCGAGTCGAACAATCATGGTTTGACGACGATCACCGAGTTGCGGCATTTGGGGCATCCGAATCTGTTTCGGCGTCGTTCGTTGAATAAGGCGACTTCTAAGGTGTCGCAGGAGTTTGGGTGGAAGACGACGCGGACGACGAAGCCGTTGATGATTGACGAGTTGGGTTCGGCGTTGAAGAACGCCGAGTTGAAGTTGCGGGATCAGAATACGTTGGCGGAGTTGCGGACGTTTGTTCGTAATGAGCGGGGGTCGATGTCGGGGTCGCCGCATGATGATCGTGTGATTGCTTTGGCTTTGGCGAATCAGATGCGAAAGTATGCTCATGCACCAGAGTTTGCGCCTGCTGTTGATGATTATTGGACGGTTGATTGGTTTCGCCGTCAAATCCCGTCGGAGCGGGCGGTGGGGTCTACGCAGATAGGGCTTCATAATGTGCGTGGGACACGCCGAATGTCCTAGTAGGGATTCCCAACAACTGGAGTATCAGATGGCAAGGTTCGTTGCCTTTACAAACGGCACCGAGACTGTTGACGGGCCGAAGGGTCAGAACAACAAGATGGAGCGCGGTGGTTCTGTCGTGGCTAACCCGATTTGGGAGCCTGCGGCACCGCAATCTCCGAAGCAACGGTTCAGTGACCCGAAGCACGCCAACCAGGATGGTGGCTACGGTCAGATCAGTGTTCGTGAAACGCCGTTCAATCAGCATGGCGAAACGGGCAAGGTTGAGCCTGCGAAGCCGCAGCCTGATCTCGCTGGGCATAACGCAGCGCCTCACACTAAGCGCCCGTAAGTCGTGGCTGTCCTCCCTGCGGAGGCGTCCTACGAGCAGTTCTGTGAGTACGTCACGGACCTGAAGGGTCCGCTAAGTGACGTGGAGTTGGCTGATCTTTGGGCGTGGCGGCAGAAGCTGACGGGTATCCGTTTCAACACGGAGCGTGCTTTTCGCGCCCAGTTGCCTGCCGATGAGCAGCATTTGACCCGTGAGGAACGGGGCCGCAAGGCTGAAGTTGAGGCGTTGTCTCAGGGGCGTAACATTGAGCGTCTGCCCGACAAGGTGTATTTCTGATGGCCCGTAAGACCCGTCAGGAGATCCACGACCAATACAAGCAGCGTTTGGATTTGGCGCGTCGTTGGCGTGAAGATGAGGGCTATGACAGGACGTGGCGCAGGTTGAATGACCTGTATCGCGGCAAGCATTGGCCGTTGACGACTATTGCACAGCAGGACATGATCGCTGTCAATCTGGCGTTTTCGACTATCAACGTGATCGCACCGTCGGTTGCGGTGAACCATCCGAAGATTGTCGTCCAGGCGAGCAATCCTGCGGATACGGAAACGGCGGTTGTTTCTGAGGGGATTGTCAACTATTTGTGGCGGCATTACGATTTTCGTAAGCCGTTCCGTCGCGCTGTCAAAGATTTTCTTATTTTCGGCCACGGTTGGTTGAAGGTCGGTTGGCGTTTCGTCGAGCAGGAACAGATGTTGGGCGACGGCGAGCTGGATGACTTGTACGCCCAGTCGGTGGTAGAGGTTGATCGGGCGGCGTTTGCTGATCCGTTTATTGCTGCTGATTTGCCGACTGATGAGGAGATCGCTGCGAATCTTCCGTCTACGGCGATGAAGATTGTTGAGGATCAGCCGTTTGTGGAGCGGGTGTCGCCGTTCGATGTGTTTGTGGATCCTGAGGCGACGTGCATGGAGGACATCCAGTGGATCGCGCAGCAGATCATTCGCCCGTTGGCTGAGGTGAAGAAAGATAAGCGTTACAAGGCTTCGGTGCGGAAACGTCTTGGTCCTGACGCTGGGGTTCGTAACGCCTGGGATAACCCGATCAATGATGGTGCCGAATATTTGGACGACGTGGAGCGTGTCACGTTGTACGAGTATTACGACGTTGCGTCCAACACGATGTCGGTTTGTGCTGCGAACAGCGACGAGTTTCTAGCTGATCCGACTCCGATGCCGTATGCGTATGGTCAACCGTTTGTGATGTTGAGGAACTACGACATCCCCGATTTCTTTTATCCGATTGGGGATTTGGAGTCGATTGAGCCTTTGCAGTTGGAGTTGGACAAGACCCGTTCACAGTTGATGAACGACCGTAAGCGGTACGGACGCAAGTATCTGTATCACGAACGTAGCTTTGGCCCTGAGGGCCGTGAAGCTTTGGAATCTGATGAGGATGGCCGTCTGGTCCCTGTGGTGGATGAGAACAAGCCGTTGTCGGATGTTGTTATTCCGATGCCGCAGACTCCGTTGTCGCCTGAGATTTACGCCTATTCCAACATTATTGAGCAGGACATCAACACGGTGTCGGGTGTCAACGAGTATGCGCGCGGGCAGATGCCTGAGATTCGTCGTACTGCGACGGAGGCGTCCATTATCGCTGATGCTGCGAACGCCAGGGCTGCCGACAAGTTGGCGATCATCGAGATTGGTATTTCTGCGATTGCCCGCAGGGTGCTTCAGTTGATGCAGCAATATATGACGGGGGAGCAGGTAGCTCGTATTACGGGTCGTGAGGGTGAAGACATTTTTTACCAATACACCCGTGAGGACATTGCAGGTGAGTACGACTTCACAGTCGAGGGCGGTTCGACAATGCCGCTCAATGACACGATCCGTAAGCAGCAGGCGGTGTCGTTGTTGAACGCTATTGCGCCTCTGGTCGGCACGGTGATTGACCCGTCGGCGTTGGCGATGCACGTTCTTCGTGAGGGGTTCGACATCAAGAATCCTGAACGGTTTATGTTGCAGCAGCAGGCGCCGCCTGAGGCGGTCGCTGAGGCTGAAGCTGGGGTGCCGCCGATGATGCCTCCGACTCCGCCTCAGGATCCTGTGTTTGCTCCGACGGGTGGTGTGCCGCCCGAGTTGTTAGCCCAGTTGCAAAACCAGATGGGCTTGGAGTTGCCTTCCCTGTAACGGGTGGGACACGGTGTATGTCCTTCTAGGAGCAACCTTTGGACTCCCAGGAGGCGATAGTGCCAGAAGAAAACATGGAAACGACGGAACCCGCGCCAGCGGACATCCCAGAGGTTTCATTAGACGAAGCAAGTCAGGAACCTGCGGAAACGTATGTCGTCAAGGTTGACGGCGAGGAACAGCAGGTCAGTCTGTCAGAGCTTCGGGACGGATACCAACGTCAGGCGGATTACACCCGTAAGACGCAGGAGTTGGCATCTGAGCGTCAACGGTTGCAGCAGGCCGAATCCATCGCTAAGGCGTTGGAGGCGGATCCTTCTGGAACGATCTCAGCGTTGTCGTCCGCGTTTGGTTTGGACACCCAACCCACCCAGGAGCAGCAAGAAGCCTGGGACGAGTTGGATCCGACTGAGCAGCGGATTGCGCGGATCGAACACCAGATGGAGCAGCAGGCTGCGGTTGGGCGACGCACCGCCCTTGACAAAGAAGTAGCGGGGTTGAAATCCAGGTACGGCGATTTTGATGAGCAGGAGCTGTTCAATCATGCTTTGCGTCATCAAATCTCAAACCTGGATGCGGCCTACGCCCACATGAGATTTGGTGACGTTGCGTCCACCGCCGAGAAACTACAGGCCGACAAGGACATAACAGAATCGAAGCGGGATGCGTCCCTGGTTGAGTCCAAGACTGGAACTCAGGCAGGGAGTGTCGTTTCCCAATCTGCGGGCAAGCCGATGAGTCTCCGCGAAGCCTTTGCGATGGCGAAACAAGAACTGAACACATAAACCTCTTAGGGGAGGACTCAAATGGCGGCTGGCAACAGCAACTTTGACGAGATTCTTTCCACCACGCTAAAGAACTACGTTCCCAAGCTGACAGATAACATCTTCAGCGCACGTCCGTTGTTCTACGCTTTGACGAACGGTCAGACCATTCGTCGGATCAGTGGTGGGGCGAAGATCGTTGTCCCAGTGATTTACGGGACCAACTCGACCGCTGGCTCGTACAGCGGCACCGATACTATTGACACGACTGCTCAGACAGGCATTTCGGCTGCTGAGTACGACTGGAAGCAGTATGCGGCCACAGTGACAATCT